AGAGTTCCCGCGTGCGATGCAGGCCGTTATAGACATGTCGGCCCGTCTGGGCGTCTCGGTTGAGCAATCAGCCGAAACCATTGGTAAAGCCCTGGATATTCCGAGCCAAGGCCTGACTGCGTTGTCGAAGCAGGGCTTTCGCTTCACTGAAGACCAGAAGAAGCTGGTCGAGCAGCTCGAAAAAGCTGGGAAAACCGCCGAAGCGCAAGGCATCGTCCTCGCGGCGTTGGAGTCTTCCTACGGTGGCGCAGCGGCCGCTGCCCGTGACACGCTAGGCGGGGCGCTGCAGGCTCTACAGAATCAGATCGACAGTCTGATGACGGGAGACGATGGCAGCGTCAACGGGCTGACGGCGAGCGTTAACGATCTAACTGATGTACTCGGCTCTCCCGAAGCCAAGCAAGCATTTGCGGACTTCGTAGGCTGGCTCGCGGAGATTTCCAAGTCGCTGGTGACGATGGCTTCGGACTTCGCAGAGGGGATGAGGGCGGCCGGAGGATTTGTCGATGCGCTGATCACCTACGGCACGATCAATCCCTTCAACTCTCACGCAGAGAACGCTGAGAAGTATCGCAAACAACTGGTCGAACTCGAGGAATTCCAGCGCAAGGTTCTAGCTGGCGAAGAGAACGCGGCTGGCATCGATGTCGCTGCCAAGATCCAGATGGTTCGCAACCAACTGGCGTTTTCGGAGCGTAAGGCCAACGCCCAAGAGCGTGATGTGCTGGGCGCCTATCTTGGTGTAGGGGAGACAGGCTCAGATGCACCGACCTTGGCTCCCATTAGGGTCGCCGCATCTTCAGGCGGAAGGGCCGCGGGCGGCGGGAAGGAAAGACTGGACCAGGGCCAGAAGCTCATCGACCAGATGAACCAGCGGATTGCGCTCATAGGGAAGGAAACGGAATACGAGAAACTTCTTGAACAGGTGCGGATCGGCTCCGTCACGTTCAAGACGCAAGCGCAGCAGGATGAAGCACTTGCGTCTGCCCAGACTTTGGATTTCATCAACGAGCAGACGAAGGCCTACGAAGAGTCAAAGAAGCAGGCGGAAGACTTTGCCAAGCTGATGGACGATCTCTACCCGGAGAGGTCTAGGGCCGAGCAGTTCATTGAGCAAATGGGGAGGCTGTCCTACGCATTCCAGGAAGGGTGGATCAACGCCGAACAGATGAAGGACGCGACCGAAGCCCTTACTCGTAAGTTCGAAGAGACCACTGGAGACATGGGTGAGTTTGCCAAAGAGGCGGCTCGAGGTATTCAGAACTCCCTAGGTGATGGCCTCTATCAAGTCATGCAAGGGGACTTCAAGAATATCGGTAGCTCCTTTCTGCAGATGCTGCAAAAAATGTCGGCTGATGCGTTGGCAGCCCAGCTAGCAAAGAAGATGTTTGGCGACTACGACAAGAGCGGCTCCATGGGGGGCTGGTTTGGGGCGATCTTCAAGGGGGTCTCAAGTTACTTCGGAGGGTCGACAATCGGTGGAACCGATAGCACCGTGCCTGGCAGTTATGAAGAATTCATGGGTGGCTATGCACTTGGAGGCTATACCGGCCCGGGCGGCAAATATGACGTTGCCGGAATCGTTCATCGCGGCGAGTATGTACTGAATTCGGATGCAACAAAGCGCCTTGGCCGTGGCCTGTTAGATCGTTTGAATGGGTTCGCTGATGGCGGCTACGTCGGCTCAGACCGTGGCCCGGCTGGCTTAGGCATGGGCGGCATGAGCCTAAACATTGAGACGCGGGGTGTGGACATCGAAGTCGTCGAGGCTAGGCAAAACGAGATGTACCTAATCGCCCGCCAAGTCGTGGCTACGGACACGCCAGGTGTCATGCAGCGGGAGATTGCTAACCCCAGTAGCCGCTCCTCCCGTCAGCTATCCCGTAGCACGACCGCTGAGCGACGTAGGTAATCATGGCCGAATTTCAAAAGATGCCCTTCTGCCCAGCTCAAGCTGGCTACTCCGGCGATTTCGGCGATGCGACCTTGCGGGTTCAATTAGATGGTGGCGCGTCTCGCTACCGGGCGGGTGTTTCAGGAAACTCTGATGTCGTCGCGGCCACTTGGGTATTGAGGGCAGACGAGTATTCGGCGTTCATGGGGTTTGTGCGAAATCAGAAGCGAAGCGGCGGAATGCCATTTTTAATCGACCTGCCGCTTCAGTCCCATGAAATGATCGAGTACCAAGCCAGCTTTGTCCCGCGGAGCGTGCGGCTAGTATCCAAGAACGCTGCGATCTTCACAGTGGCGGCGTCGCTCGAAGTCTTCTCCAAACTTGAATTTGATGATGCTGACCTTGACTACTGGGCGTCGTTAGTCCTGATGCTTGCAGTGTACGGAAGCATCCCAGCAGCAAGGGAGATTTTGAATCTGCTTGCGAAGTTGGTGAACGAGGATTTGCCGAATGCCTGACCTTGCTGACGACTACATAGATTTCTTCTTTGGGGCACCCCAGAGCGCTGCGGAACTGCAAACTCTGGAGATCAGCCAACCCAGCTTTTCACAGATATGGCGCATCCAGTCTCACTACCGTGAAGGGTTCTGGGCACGACTGGAGACTGGAGAGCAAGTATTTTTCCAGTACGTTCCTATGCGCCTCAAACCTCTCGAGGAGCGGGCAAATCTGGACTTCGGTTTAACCGTGACGTTCGGTGATCTAGGGGAAATTCTGCCGGATGAGATAGAGCGGGCGAGGTCAGCAGGAACGCTAAAGACCAGCCCGCCGCTTGTTAAATTCCGTGCGTACCGAAGTGACAATTTGGAAGAGCCTATGTTCGGACCTGTCTCCTTACAGGCCAGACAGATTGTTAGATTGGAAGATGGCGCGAAATTCAACGCAAGGGCGCCTGAAGCTAATGCGAACAAAACGGGGAGCATCTACCGATCAGATGCGTTTCCGATGTTGCAGGGGTTTTTGTGAGTATTGACGAGTTCCTATATCGGGAATATGACCGGCGCACGTATAACTGCCTTCACTTCGCGGCAGAAGTTTGGATGAGCTTAACTGGCGACGACCGTCTTCTCAAAGTCGACGAACAGGACTTTAAGGCAGGGAAGATCGCCAATATGTTCAGAGGCATGACGCGCGTCGACGGTCCCACGGACTCGCCATCCATGGTCTTAATGGAAACCCTGGAGGGGGAGAACCACATAGGCGTCTGTTCGCAACGTCGACTGCTACACATAAACACCGGCGGCCCTCAGAACCTATGCTTGGATGCAGTGTCGGCACAGTTCAAACGCATGAGGTTCTATCAGTGATAGTCGTATATCTCTACAAACGTCCGGACGCAAACAAAGAGGTTCATCAGGTCAATGACCTCGTTCAGTTCCTGAAAGGGCAATTTGGACGCCACTTCCCCGCAGGCGGTAGGATAACTGACTGTGCTACTGGAAAATCGGTAACGCCGACTACCTACGAGGATGCGATTTCCTTGAAGGGCATGCCAGGTCCTTTCGTGGTGGAAGTCTTTCCTTTGGCGGCGTTGCCGCCTATCGTAGTCGCGCTAATTGTGACTACGGCCTCCATCATCCTTCAGTCCATATTCGCGCCGACACCTCCCAGCGCCACGGCTCGTAATGTCCAGCAAGAGTCTCCTAACAACGGGCTGTCTGAACGAACGAACAAGGTAAGAGTTAATGGCCGTGTGCCTGACATTTACGGCCAAGTCCGATCGACTCCCGACCTGCTAGCTCCTCCTTACAAGGTGTTTGAAAACCATGTGGAGAAAGAAGTCGCCTATATGTGTGTTGGGCGCGGTGCCTATCAGGTTCAGGACGTCCGCGATGATACGACTGTGATTTCGGAAATTGCCGGCGCGTCTGTTGAAGTTTACGCACCGTTCACATCCCCTAATAGCGGTTCGGCACCGCAGCTTCGTATCGGGAATGCAATCAATCTCCCTGTTATCACTGCTAAGCGTGTAAACAGTGTGAATGGTCAGGTCTTGCAGCCTCAGGACGTTGGCAGCGTCATTCGACGAGGCATGATATTTCGGTCACCGAATGAAATTGTGTCGCAAGACGCGAACATTGATTTCGCGGATCTTTTCATACCAGGCGACACCATTCAGGTTCAGAACGCGGTACAAACCCAGGGGACCTTTACCTACACACCTCCGGCAGGCGCTGTCTTCCGTACCGAGGGATCGTTGACCCCTTCTTGGGGCGAGGTTGATTTCGCCGGAAACCACGCCTCGGAATGGTCCGCCGGACAGATCTTAACCCTCTCTAATGGCTATGTGACGTGGACCGACACGACTGGTGGCGATGCAGACTTGCCTTACACCGCTAACAGCAACGTCACGGGTGTATATGGCGTGCTCAGTTCGACCTATATTTCCGGTAGCGACGTCACCCGTGTGCGCTTGGACGTGTCGCAAAGCTCATCGGCGTGGGGTGCCTTTCGCACCGCTCCTACCGATGTGGTAGGGACGCCCACATTGACTCGACCATCCGACATTGTGCAATTCGATCTTTCGGGCGCATATGTCGTAACCACCGTGACTTCTGGGCTGCTGACATTGAACAACCCCTCAGCCGTGAACGCCGGGTGGACGGTAATGCAAGACAGTTATGGAGGGCAGTCATCGGTTCTGAACCCCACGATCACTACCACTGGTGAACGCTGGGTTGGTTGGTTCACGGTGGAGTCCGTACGCCCAATCACTAGAATTATCTCCAACGTCGTCGCTCTGAATGGCCTGTACAAAGACAACGGGCGGCAGCAATATCGCCGCGATGTTACCTATAGGATTGAGGCCCAACGAGTTGATGGGGCAGGAAATCCCACTGGTTCGGTAGAGGTATTCGAACGCACAATTTCTGGGTCAGCGGTAACTCGGTCCACCCGGGCTGACACGCTCGACGCAATCTTGGGCGGAGCTAGTAGTAATCGCTGGAGGTTCCGAGCTAGACGTTTGACGAACTCCGACACTGGATTCGAAGGGTCGGTGGTGGACGAGATCAAGTGGCGCGACCTGTACGCCTGCAATTCTGTGGATCAGGCCCACTTTGGCGACGTCACCACGGTGCAGTCGGTGACGTTTGCCACTGACGGAGCGTTGGCGATCAGGGAGCGAAAGTTGAATTTGCTTGTGACGCGCAAGCTTCCGCAGCGGATCTCCGGATCAGCCTTCACGACCGAACTGTTCCCAACCACGAATGTGGCAGACATTCTTTCTGCGATTTGCCTGGACCCGCAGATCGGGAACCGGCCAGCAGCGGAGATCGACTTCGACAATTTCTACCAGACGCGCCAGGACATAGTTAGCTACTTCGGCGTTGACATTGCGCAATTCAACTACACCATTGACAGCGATAATCTGTCGTTCGAAGAGACGATCTCAATGATCGCCGAGGCCGTCTACTGCCGGGCCTATCGCCGCGGCAGTGTGATTCGTCTGTTCTTCGAGCGGCAGACCGACGATTCGGCCATCCTCTTCAACCATAGAAATAAGCTACCCGGCTCCGAGCAGCGCACTGAGGGTAGTGCTGCTGAGAACGACGGCATCGAGTACCAGTGGATCAACCCCGCCAATGATGCGGCAGAGACCATCTATCTGCCGGCGGACCGGTCCGCAGTCAACGCCAAGCGTATCGAATCAGTGGGCGTCCGATTGGAGGCACAAGCCAAGATCCACGCTTACAGAGAATGGAACAAGCTGCAATTTCAGGACCTGGTGACTGAATTCGATGCGCTGCCAGAAGCAAATCTTCTTACCGTGAGCGAACGCATACTTTGCGCTGACAACACTCGCGCTGGTAGTCAGGATGGCGAAATCATTGGCGTGGATTCTTCTAACCCGCTCTTGGTGACTTTGTCTCAGCCATTTGACTGGACTGTTGGCGGCCCGTTTCGGATCTTTCTTCAGAACAGTGACGGGATGGTGGAGTCGATGGCTGTCCTGTCCGGCGGCAGCTCACGGCTCGCATTGCTAAGCTCCCCGCCGCGAACGCCGATCATCCTCCGCGGTGAGGGCTACAACCCGACCGGGTACATCCTAGGTCAAGGATCAAGTCCACGACAGGCTCAACCGTTTCTCGTGACCGAGAAAGGGGTTCCGAACGACGACGGGACGATTCCGCTGACGGCGATCAATTACGACGCTAGGTACTACCAGAACGATCTGGACTTTCACCCCTAAAGAACAGCCTTAAACCACAGCCCCGCCACGTGCGGGGCTTTTTTATTGAGAGTCGCAAATGGCCGGATACATCACCAGGCAGGAACTGCTTGACGCGAGCGTTGACGCCGGGACGTTGGACGAATTCGCCAATGGCGAAAATGGCGTTCCCAACTACAACCGCGAGGGTGAAAACGTTGGGAATCTTCAAACACTTACCGCTAACGCGATGGCTGCAGCGGCAGCGGCAGCGGATTTGCGTACGTATCTTACCCGTGCTGCGATGAATGCCGACACGTCGAGGCCATTGGGCACGAC